AACCACTTAGAGAATCTGCCGGCAATCCAGATCCCCGGGTCGATATCGGTCGGCCTACCTTTCTCTATCCACTCATCGTACCTAGTGACCAGTGACAGGACTGTGCGGCCCGGAACAATCCGAAGGGCCCGTGGAATACCCCGGAATTCGGTCTGAATCTCAGCACCAGTAGTAGCAGGAGCTGTTTGGACGCCTGTACCGTACCTAGATCCGCTTTTCGCGCCTACCGCTGCGTTGTTTACGGTCCCTGGTGCCAAGTGGGCAAGGATCATCTGGCCCTCGGGCGTATCGATGTAGACGTGGTTGCCAAAGTAGTCACCGCAATCATTTTTATCATCACTCTCAACAGTACATTTAGTCTCGGCAACCTTATTCAGTGTAGCACCGTTTATCAGATAGATGGGAGCGCGATCGTTACCATTAATGTCGACACCTTTGTGTGTACCTGTAGGTCTCACTTCTCCATGCAGTGAATCCACATTACCAGCCACATCAACATACTTTTTTACCATATCAATGTCGATAAATCTCCCATCTACCCATTGGACATGAAGGTGTGCGCCAGTACTTCTCCCCGTACTACCGACCCTGCCGACAAAAATTCCCCTTTCACCCTGAGCGGGAGACGAGGGTGATTGCGGATTGCCGGTCTCCTCCAATCCGATCTTTTTTCTCTCCTCGTCGGTCAGCTTTTTGACCGGGACGGCATATTTCCATACAATACTTGGGGATATGGTAATCTGACTTACCGTACTTATAGATCCTGGTATATAAAAACGTACGAACTCCGGCCTCTCTGCGGTGGCGGTACCGAGTTTCTGGTTCATCTTGACCTCAGTGCCGGGGGTGATATTGTCTTCAATGGTTGCCAAATTAACAGTCTCCTGATAGATCGGCTTATTCCTGCACTTGTTGTTTTGACCGCAAAACCGTAAGAAGTAGTTAGTGGCGATCACAACACGGCCATTATCCTTAGACAGCGACCCTTGTACCGTACCATCCAGCAGGGCGATGGGCTCGTTACCTGTTACCGAGATCCCGTACATATTGATCTTTTTCGCTCTTTTCGTGGTCACCTCGGGGCCACCACCTTCCCAAATCAACTGTGAGTTGGTGTATGCATCGCTGAGGCGTTTGTCCAAGGGACCAAATTGCCCATTGAACGAAACGAGGTCGGTGCGGGCTTTTTCGAATTTGGCCTTTCGGCGTTGCGGATAAATATTGTCGATCGTGACGGTCTCATCTTCACCCAAGGCGTCTTTGCTGTAGTTGTAGCCGAGCCCGCGATACGTATCGTATTCAGCGTTCGCATTCAGCAAGTTGCGATCCACTTGTCCAGAGAGTTCGTAACCCTCGTAAAGGCCTTTGCCCAGATAAAACACTGAGCAGCCTTGGTTAATATTGGCCCGTGTACACAACGATATTTTGTTTACGTATTCTTTGATAGGTAATGCTTGATACGTGCCGCCTACGCTGTTTACGTATTTGCTAATGACCTCTTCGGCCGTAACATTCTTCTCCTTGAAAGAGCGAGGCATTAGGTAAGTTTTTACGCTTTCTTCGCCCGTCGGGTCGGTGCAGAACGTGACACGGTGATCGAACTCTTGTTCGATAATGGTCTTGAGATTATTTTCTAGTGTCTCGTTCTCCTTTAGCTGGAAGTTCGATAAGGTTTGGTTGAACGCAACCATCTGGGGCTGTACTCCCAACAAAGTTACTTGGGGATACGAGCGGCCATGGGTAATCCGGAAGCTCTGTAACCGAAAATATGTATCCAGCGCGAACTTGGTGCCCGCCACCTCGTACCAAAGTGTTGCCCGGATATGGGCAAAGCTGCCGAACAGTGATTTGTGTAGATTAGGGTCCTCGATCTCAGGAAAAGGTCGACACTTGCCCGAGGCGGGTTCTTCTCCTTCTTGGCAGGCCGGCAACATAATATGGTTCGCTGCCGCCTGGCTCACATTCCCATACGCCGCCGCACTATCAAACAGTGCTGCCCAGGCGACACCGGTCATATACGGGTCGGTCAGCGTCACCTGGAGTGTCGAATCGCTGAGGGCACTGGTGAAATGAGAAATCTCGGTCTGATACTCGAGATTCATGCCGGTAATGTTCGAGCGCCAAGACAGATTGATCGAGGCGTTCGATACCTGTTTTTCGTGAAAAACGATTAGCCGGCTACTCGCATAGGGGCGATAGGCTACAGTACACCGGCAGCGATATAGGCTGTGCACTCGTCACCAGATCAGTTAATTGAGTTGACGATGGCGGTGCCGCCGGATCCGGTCGACAATTCTTGTCCAGCAACGCTGTCGTCGATGGTCAGGGTGATTACGTCGCCAACGGCGAATCCGTCACCGCCATCGGTGATTGCGGTTAGTGCGGTGATCACGCCGCCGGCAATGGTGGCTTCGATTACGGCGTCAGCGTACTGGCCCGGGTCGGTCTGGTCGCCAAGGGCGAGGGTGCCAAGGAACACAACACCGACTTCGTCTCCATCGGCCCCATCAACAGTGTAGCCGCTACCGCCATCGTCCAGAGTCAGGGTGACAATCGGACCCACAGGGGTGACGCCATCGACAATAGAGGACAGCGTAACACTCAGGTTATATACCGCAACCATGAAGTGAAAGTCCTCCTCCCCGGCGATACCTACGTACCGTGTGACGTTGACTAACTGATCGTTGAGGGCGTTGGCGTAGGGGTCGGTGGGTACATCAGGGTTATTGACAAGAGCATCGACAATGAGTTCGAGGGTGCCGTAGGCGAACTTTTTAGCCTCGAAACCCATGGTCGGGCCACAACCGATAAACTGGTTGAGCAGGGCGGTGCGGGCGGCCGGAGTGTTAGCGCCGGTATTGTATTCCAGCACGAGTTTGTTGGTCAGCACGGTGCTGAGGAAAGTTTGCAGCTCAAGTTTATAATTGAACTGCATGCCGACTAATTTCTTGAGTGTGGCAGACATGGTGGGAATCGACCCTGTAATCAAATGTATCTCATATAGCTTTCAACGGGTTGCTACGCGATCCGGACCTTAAGAACGCTGCCTGTGCGATACATCCCACCTATGGCGACGGCCGGGTCGGCCGCTGCGGCTGCTGCGTCGTCGGCGAACTCGCGCAAACCCGTGAAATCAATACGGGAGAACTCGATGGTTGTGGTTTCGTTCACCTTCCGACACACACCATCCGACCCGATATAGTACAGTTCCTCCAGAGGTTCGTTCAGAAACAGTTCGCCACGCTTCGCCGCGCTCGCATCGTTGTCGTACAGGCCTTGGACGTAAGCTTTGTTATGGGTGATGTCAGCGGTGAACCGAACACCCCAGCGCGGGAGGGGAACTGTCATGTCGATGTGAGCGTGTATATCTATAGTGCTTTCAACTCCGTACCATGCTAATATGGAGGTGTTACGCCATCTATTATGGAGTCCATTGTTGTGCTGGGTGCCGACCGGGTCGGCAAGACCACTGTGACCGGTAATACGTTTCGACTACTGAGAGGGTACGGCCTCAACGCTATGCTCGCTCACTTCGGTGCGGTGAGTCACAAAGCTCACTCTCCCACGCAGCAATTTACCGATTTCGTCCGGGGTGTTGACACTATTGGTACGGATTACCTGCTGTTCGATCGTTTCGTGTCGGACACCCTTTTCTACGAGCCGTACCGGTACCAGTTGCCTCCTATTCCTGTCCATTGTGCGAGAGAGGCCGAATCTGTGTTGATCGAGGCATCGGAACGGGTCGATGTGGTTGTGATCCGTCACCCGTGGGATGAGAGTATGGCACAGCGTCATCGCCAGGAGATCTCCAAGCTGTGGCCAGGTTGCTCGGCATATTGGCTTGACGCGCAATTAAGAAAAAGAAAGCTGGAACACGAGATGTATTATGAGTTTACGGAACGCTATTTGAGGGATGATACCCTAATACCTGCCTCCCGTATCCACTATGTGGACGGTGATCTATACGGTGACGACTACGATCTCAGCTACATTGACTCTCTGGAGTTGAAAGCATAGTAGGAAGGATACGGACAGATCAGTGTGAACCACGGTCCCTGCCAACTTCTATGGGCGTTGTGTACTTTGTACATTGCGCCCATTTTTTGTATCTAAACAACTTACATGGCAAAAGCACGCACCCGCAAGGATAAGGTCACTGAAGCCTCGATCCCCGGATATGAGGAGATCGCCTATGGTATCCCAGCGTCACGTGGAGACGGTATCCATCAAGTGCATCCGATGAATGAGAACCAAAAGGTGGCTATGGGCTACTTGCGGAGCAAGACGTTGACGATTCTTACGGGTCCTCCAGGAACAGCAAAAACGTTGTTGTCGGTATACGTTGCATGCGAACGCCTTCAGAAACGCCAGATTGACAAGATTTACTATGTGAAGCCTATTGTTGATACTCCGGGTGAGAAAGGTATTGGTTATTTGCCTGGCTCGGAGATGGAAAAACTTGAGCCACATCTGGCGTCCCTACGGGACGCGTTGAGTGTGTTCATGGCCAAAGGGAAGGCGGATTACCTGATTGACAAGAAGATTGTCGAATTCTTACCCATTGAGCACTTACGGGGTCGCTCACTTCACCGGTGTATGATTATCGCCGACGAGATGCAGAATGCCACAGCGCACAGTGTGCTTACGATCTTGACGCGTCTTGGGGACCACAGCAATATTGCGTTACTCGGGGACGTTGTGCAAAGGGATCTTGCGAACCGTTTCGGCAAGGACGGCCTTAGCGATGCCGCTAAAAGGTTACATGGTCTGCCCGACTACGTTGGGCACGTGGAGTTCGGATTCGACGACATTACCCGATCCGAATTCGTGAAGTCGGTTATTTACGCGTACGCCGATCTATACGAAGGAAATTAATACTACGGTGTGCGGCGGGTCCGGGTTGTGGGGGGTTTACTGCCTACCCCGGACTGTACTCCTGAAGGTACGAAAAGTGCCGCTGCAAACATCCAACGGTCAACACACTGGTTGGGAGAACGTGGCCCCACTGCCCAGTTCGGAACCTCACAAGATGCTATGAAGGTGAGACAGAAAATTATCTGGCATACCAGGAATATCGTACCTTCCGCAAAGTTGACTTTTTTATTCAACACTGAAATTACTTATCCCCCCATGTTGCTTTCAACATCGCTAGTTTTAGTGTCAAGGTGTGTTAAGTCCGAACAGCTCCTTCAATTCGGCCACGGTCAAGCCAGCAGCTTCGAGCTTCTGCTCAGTGGTGAGCACTGGAGGGGCAGGTGGCTCGGGAGCAGGTTCGGGGGTGTTGCCTTCATCGAGCCAGGCTAGATAGGCGGCGTAGTCGGTGTTGGCGGGGTCAGGAGGGATGAACGCTCCGTCAGTGGTGCGGAGGATCATGTTGCCGGTGGTGAGTTGATAGGTCATGGATCAAAGCTCCGCTGAAAGAGCGACATTGGCGACGTAATAACCCGTAGATGCTCCAAGGGATGCCTGTGTTGCCACCCATCCCTTGGTTGTAGTAAAAGGAGAGCTGGGAGCGATGTTTCCCAAAGAGAATGCGATTGAAGGAGCAGCTCTCTTGGTTACTGCGAAAGGCGCACCCCACGAGCGATATTGAGAATCGTTGGAGATAGTAAATCCATATAAAGCGTTAAACTCTTGTCGCTCGTAATACCTTTGACACAACGCCAGCTCCTGCCCGTAGCTCCTGCGTTCAAACGGTGTGGCGACGGTGCCCACTTCAAGCTGCGCCAGTGAGAATGTACCGCTGCTAAATCGCACAGTTGCATTGGTGCCACCCGTCAGTGTCACCTGCCCGCCGTTTGTCACAGAACTGCCGTCAACTGTTGCTGTCGCGGTGCCCGTCCAGCTCAGCGTGTAGGTACCGCTAAGAATGTTGAGCCCTTCAATCACTTGCTCAACACCGCCGGCTGGTGCGGTGACAGTGCGAACGTTGGCGCTGTCTGTCCATGTGATTGCCTCCCCAGATGTGACAACACGCCAGCGGTCCAGCGTGTACTGATTTGCCCCGCTCGTTGCAGTGCCGGAAACATAGTCGCGCTGATTGATGATTGGGTTGCCGTTGATCAGCAGGTTGCGCATCCCAGCGAGTGGTCCGCCGTTGAGGCTGCTGACTTGAGCTGCGGCACTGCCATCAGCAGCAAGCACGATGGCTGGAGATGCCGCTGAGGTGTGTTGAAGGTTAGTTGTTTTTAAGGTGCTCATGGTGTTACCTCAGCGGAAGATGGCGACATTTACATCGTCGTAGTCATTTAACGACGCAGCAGTGCTAAATGTTCTTGCGGGGCAAGATGATGCGCTTTTGCCAGAAAAGGCGCTAACACTTCCGTACACTTGTGACGTTACTAGAGATGAATAATTCGCATCCGGCATCGCCGTCGTGAAGTTCACCGTGTAGTTCCCAGTTCCGTTATCCGTAATACTGCTTACATTACCGCTTTCACGAATCGCAACCGTTCCAGTGCCGTTAAAGTTCACCCACGCACGGCAGGAATAAATCGGAGCACTACCACTAGCATTTGTGGCACTTTTTACCTGCGTGGTGAGATCACTCACGTCGGTAATAATGTTGCCACCCGTCCCAGGCAGCGTGAAGGTCTGATCACCAGCTACTGCCGGTGCAGCGACCTCGGAATAACCAGAGGTACTGCCGTTTAGTCGAAGTCCCATTACGCCACCTCCAGGGCTGCTTTGATTTCATCAGGGGTAGCAGCAGCATCAATCGCATCCTGCACCTCGGCGTACTTGTCGCGGATGGCTTGGCGAGCAGCTTCGGCCTCAGCAGCGTCTACGCCGGGGATCTGCTTGGCGATCACCTCGTCATACGGGGCGAACTCTTCAGCACGCTTGGCGCGGCGCATGTCGTGACCCAACGCCTTGCACTTCTCTAGATCGTGCTCCACGCAGCAGTCGCCCATCACCCATGCGTTGCGGAAGGTGCGGTCGCTGGGGATATCAGAGGCATCGACGATTTCGTAGGCGACACCCTCGGGCACGTCTTTCTTGGCGACTTCTTCGATGCTCAGTTCACCCGTTGGGATGATTACGCTGACGCCGCCTTCGGCGTTCTGGAAAATGATCCGTTGGTTAGTCATGGTAGTCATTGGAGTGGTTGAAGGTTAGCGGAAGAAAACAACGGAAGTCTGTGCGTCATCGGTGGCTGTTGAAGATACACTAACACACCTAATTGAGCAAGATGCTGCAGTAAATGCCGCTTCCGGATTTATGCTTCTAACTGCAGTAGTTGAACCAGCATTACCAGTAGAAGCAGTCATCGTGTAGTTGCCATCTGGTAACGCTGCTGTAAAGTTGACTGTAAAAAGACCTACACCATTATCCGTAATCGAACTCACGTTGTAGCTAGCACGGATCGCCACGGTGCCAGTGCCGTCGAAGTTGACCCAGGCTTTGCAAAGCTGCCCTTGTTCCGTGCTGCCGATCTTCCCGAAGGTGACGGCATTATTTGCCAGCACATCGGTATCGACCACACCGTCAGGTATGCCACCGACGCTGATGCCGGTGATGGTTCCAGATCCGTTGATTGCGACTGCCATGGTGCCTCCTTAGACGATCACCCAGGATTGCCCAGAGGGCACAGTGACCGTTACTCCGCTGTTGATCGTGACAGGTCCGGCACTCACGGCGTTTTTGTTGGTACTCAGTGTGTAATCTGTTGTCACTGTGTTATCGTTTTCAAGAAATACAAAATCATTTCCACCCCCTACTGCACCTCCACCGGGTTTAACAAAACTCAGGTTACCGTTGCCGTCGGTAATAAGGACGTAATTAGATTGTCCGTCTGTTGAAGGCAGACTCCAAGTAACACTACCAGGTAATACGTCTGGAGATTTAATTCTAAGGTGGTTATTACCACTAAGGTCTTTTAAATGTACAGAGTCTTGATAAGACCCGAGGCTAGAGACTCTAAACTTACTTACACCATTGATTTTAAAATCAACCAAGTTACCAGTAAACCCGTCGGGGGCATTAAGCCCTAACCCGGTTCCAGAAACAGACTCTATAAGGTTATCATCAGCACTGTAAAGTACGGTTTTTTCTGGTATGTATCTCATTACACTGAATAAGTAGTTAAGGGTCTGTGAAGTGTGTAAGACATTACAACGTCTAGTACGTTAGAGCTTGCATTGTCATGCCAGACATAGAGGCTATCCCCCTCTTTCAGGGTAACTTTGTTTCCATTAATTACATCGTAAGAGGCATTTACTTTTAAAAGTAAGCCATTCAACAACGATGCACTTGTGGATCCATTGATTATTTTTGCCGAAATTGAAAGAGAAGCCCCCGACTTGTTACACAATATCAACGATGTTACAAGGGCGAAAACCTTTTGGTAGTCTTCAGGGGTCCCGGTCGTAGTTGGCACGGTAATTAGAAGTCCCTCTTCCGCACCTTCAACATTAGTAGGAGAAGAGAGCTTGTTTGTGGATACGTTTGACGGTAAGAACATGACGAATCAGGACCAGATCATTGAATTGATAAACAAAGAAGCATGGATTCCTACAGCATCTGCTCTGCGAACTGGCGAATAAGCAGTTTCAGGGCTAGACTCAATCTCTATAGCGTTTCTGGATAAGATTAGGGGGATTTCAGATCCAAAACCATCCTGAAGGCGCCCTTGATCCCTCAGACTCATATTCCCAGTGCGCTGATTTGGAATATATTCGATCGGTACTCCGTCGGTATCAGGTTGACCCGTCACTGTAGTCAGAATGACGTTACTAAAGGTCTTGGATATGTCCAGAGTCCTTATTTCTTGAGCCATACGGGAAAGTCTAGTTTGGTTCTTCTGTAAAGCTTTCAACGCTTTCAACGAAAAAAAAAAAGCAGTATGCCTCCCAATGTGCTATAATTTCGGTGAAAGCCCTGATACAGGGCGTTAACCCTCTGTTGCTTACTACCGTTATGGAAATGAACAAGAAAAGCCTCGCTGCTCTGATCGATGCGTATGCTGATGCTAAGGCGTCGCGCAATCAACACCTTGTAAACACAATGGTCGCACAGCTTGAGCAGGCACTGGATACGGTATTCGCCAGCGAAGCTGGCGCACCTGATACCGAAGCCAAAGAATTCTGATGTCTACGTCCCCCTCGATCTACGTACTCCGTAAAGATACGGACCCGGTTCCGTCGCGCGATAGCGTCGCCTCCGGCGATGTCGTTATAATGGCAAGCGGTGACGTACTGGTGTACACCGGATCGATGTGGGACTTGTTGCCTGGGCGCTACGTGAGTATCGATGAACTTAAGGAATTCGTTACTTACGTGGCGTCTGGGTGGCCTGAGGATCCGGACGTGGCGCGAGCGGATATGGAGGGCCGGGTGCCGGCTCTGTTTCTGAGTCGGATGGTTGATACGGTTAAGAGGTTGTCGGTTTAGAAATTAGGGAACGGTGCAGGGGGAAGGCTGAAGTTACTGGTGTAACGGGCGATGCCTGGGGTGACGCGATATTCGTCGATGTAGGCGTTAAGGTCTCGCGTAGTATCGGTAGATTTCCATTTGCCGATAAACAGTTCATAGCCTGAACCCCCGTTTACTGAGTTTGTCCCAACAGTTACGCTGGCAACTTGAATTCCTTCCCGAAAAAGCAAGAGACTTGAACCATTCCTAACTCCCGCAAAGTGCATCCAGGCACCGCTTGTCATGGCTGATGGATCTGTAGCAATATACCCACTTGGGGTTGGGTCGAAATATACACCAAAACTCATTTTATTTGAATTTGTTAGTTCAAAAAAACAAGCCTCTGTATTCCCATTTATATAGCTGTATATCCTCTTGTAAGCATTAGGCAAGGAAGGCAGATAAATCCAGAACTCTACCGTCCAGTCGCTAGATCCAAAATCAAAAGCTCCCCCGTTATATCCTATGTTTAGATAGTCTCCACTTCCATCAAAATAGATGCTGCTACCGCCAAACTTACTCTGTGCCGTGCTGATCTGAGCGTCACCATATGCAGTGACGGTCTTAGGCGACGGACTGCTATCCGTGATCGTAGTACTCCCATTAGCGCCATCGCCGTGTAGCAGCAGGCTAGTTGCGTAGAAGTATGGATCCTGATCAGGACGTATAAAAGCTTGGAACGGCTGCGTCGGAGGGGTGAAGTTACTGGTGTAGCGAGCGACGCCTTTGGTGATGCGGAGGTCGTCTAAATTAGCGGCTGGAGTAAGGAAAGAACTACCGCCAGAAACAAAGGCTCCGATAACAACCGTCCCAAAAGTGTTGACAAGATTTGTGGAATTAGAGACTGTGCTGCCTTGTTGTGTGCCATCGTAAAACAAACGCAAGGATGTCCCCGAACGCGACAAGGCAAGATGGACAAACTGATTTGCTGAAAAGTTTAACGTTGTAATTACGTCAGTCCCTGCTACTCTAACGATCAAGAGGGGACTATAATCTACGTCAAGCTGCTGATATATACCAATTCCTCCATAGTTCATTCCAAAGTCAAGAATGCCGCCAAGGGTGTCGGAAGTTCGCCGCCACCACCCTTCAATCGTAAAATCTCCAGTGCCAAACTCAAAGGCAGCACTACTTGGGACAGTCAAATAATCCCCACTCCCATCAAACGCAATACTGCTTCCGTTCCACTTACTCTGCGCCGTACTGATCTTTGCATCCGCAACCGCCGTCACCACCTTTGTATTGCGGCTGCTATCCCGAATGTCGGTGCTGTTATTCGCACCATCTCCGCTCAACAGCAGTGACACCGCACCGTAATAAGGGTCAGGGTTGAGGGAGGTTTTGGTTAGTTTGTAGGTCACAGTCCGAACCTCCACTTAAGGGCGTTGTAGTTTTGTTGGATTTCTGCTGCTGTGAGTGCTCTGTTGTATGCCTGAATAGATGCAATTTTTCCATTAAAAGTTCCAATCTGATTCCTAGGAACATCAGCATTTATGCTAACTAGGTATGAATTAGTCCCTAAAGCACGAACTCCACTTCCTTCAGTATAAACATAAGAGGTTGATGGTATTGAATTTCTATACATTATCGGATCACTGCCACTAATGTGTGTTACTGCCAAATTATACCAAGTGTTAGTTTGAATGTATCCAGTAGGTGGATGGTAAAAAGATCTTCCACTTGGCCCAGTCCATCCATATATTCCATTTGCATACACTAATGGGTTATAGTCATCGATGTCGGTTCTTCCCTTTAAGTATAAGTAATGTTCAGCATTTCCGCTATAATACCACACCGAGATCGTAAGAGCGGTAGGGAAATTTAAAGAAGAGGAGTGTGATATTGTCGAATAGTCATTCACTCCATCAAAACTCAAAGACCCACCATTAGCACTACTAAAAGTCGGTCCATTCGTTAAAGCAGCATTATTACCATTGCCACTTATATCAGTCCAAGTAGTGCCGGTGCCAGGATACGAAAGGGGTGTGCCAGCATCCAATAGTAAGCTCAGCCCGTCAGACACAATACCAGAAGATTGGATATAGGCGGTGACGTTGCTGACAGTATTTTTCTGCAACGTCACCTTCCCCGGAATAGAAATCGGACTCATGGGATTGCAGCTCCGATGTCAGTCATAAGGGTTGAAACGCGGGCGTCAAGTAGGGCGAGGTCTAGGGCTTCTCCGATGGAGTAGAAGGCGATGCGGGCGTCTGACTTAATAGCCAAGTCATTCCTTGTGAAAATAAATACATTGAGATTAACTGGAGTTCCGCTTGTCTCCGCAATCGTGGACGTGACGTGATTTCTTCTGCTTTCGTAAGAACCGCCAGCAAGCCTTGAAAATCCTAAAAAATTTGCGCCAATTACCGCCGTGGCGAAGGTGCCAGTGTCGCTACTGGGAACGTAATAAATGTAGCCTATGTGACGCATTTCAAGTCCCCCAGCGTTTGTCTCAGGTATTCGTGCTCCTATCAAAATCTTATTGGCGTTATCTGGTATATTGGCGTAACATGAAACGTGTCTGTTGTCCTGCGGATCAGCATTGTTATTCCGACCGCTATCCAAATACTTTGTACTCCCATCACCAACCAACCCAGTTTCCCTGTCGTAATCCGCAGCGACAAAGTTAAAGTTCGTGGGCGCAGCACCTTTCAACGGGTACAACGCACCATCCAAACCATCCCAAGCTGCCATGATGCAGCAAGCTTTGATTGCGTCCCACGTTCCATCGGTTTTACACCCTTTGACAAAGGTGTTGATTGCATTAGCGAGGTCTACGGCTTGTGTCATGACAACGTACCTCCTGCGCGATAACCACCACCGATGTAGCTAGCAGCATCCAGATCCATCGTAGACAAATCAGGCAAACCGGCAGTTTGTGTATAGGTGATAAGGTTCATAAGACGGGTTACGCGAGTGTCTAGCTTTTCAAGGTCTAGGCTTTCGCCGATGGAGTAGAAGGCGATGCGGGCGTCAGAATATCCATCAACACCACCAGATTGCGTGCCGCGAGCAAAAACCATGATCCTGCCATTAGCTGGCGCCGAAGTAGTTTGGCTTCTGTTCGTACTTAGATTGTTTAGCCGTTCGGTTATTGCAGATGAATTGGCGCGAGAAATTCCCCACAAACCGTATGAGTACAATGTCCCAGTAAATTCATCTGAGTAATCGTTAAGACGAAGAACTTTCTGAGTTGCATTTAATACTACAAGCTGAGAAGATGTGCTACCGACTGCACCGGCTATTGAGCTTCTTATGGACCCATCGATTGTCTCAGAAGCAGTCCTAAAAACAGCTAGGTGCTTGCTATCCTGACTAGGCTCGGCGTCATTGTTGCGGCCAGAGTTAATGTAATTATCAGTACCGTTACCCTGTAGCCCAGTTTTCCTGTTGTAGTTCCAGCCTCCCGCAGTGCCATTGAGCGTAGGTGCAACACCAGAAGCATTTGCTAGTGGAACTAGCGCCCCATTCAAAGTCCTAGCTCCAGCAAGGATGCAGGACGCCTTGATGGCATCCCAGATTCCGTCCAGTTTGCAGCCAACCACGAAGTCGCTGATAGCCAAAGCAACATCACCTTCGATGGCTTGACCATCAGCAGTTTCGACAGCAGCGATGTATGTTTGCGCGTCAGGATCCGTTATTCCGTTGAACCCAGAACTCCACACTAAACTCATACGACCACTTCCCCCGGAGCCACATACTCTTTCCACACACCATCGGTGAACTCATAAACCTTACCAGTCACCGGATCAGTCCACTGGTCACCATCAATCCACTCAACATTCACGACTTCTTCGGTGATTTCACCAGTGTCCGGATCAGTCACCTCGTTTGTGGTAGTACCATTGTGCGGCGGATAAATCACAACGTAGGGAATGGCATCGGCACCTGTATATGCCGGATTGCCACGACCATCAGCAAGGAACCGTGGTTGAACGATACCCTTAAAATAAGGCCCAACCTCGTAGTGCTCAGCACGTTGTCTCACAATCTCAATAACACTTGCCATAAAATACTCCTCAGGAGTCTTGGCGGTCGTGCTGCCTTGTACAGTTGCGAACTCAGCGGCAATTGCAGGTAATAAGTGTTCCGGGATGTCGATAGTGAATTTAGCCATGATTAAAGTGTTTCTCCATTAGACAGTGGTGGATTTGATAACTGCGAAACCGATAACAATCGCTTCGCTGAGGCTTGCGGCGGTAACGTTACGCACGTTGATGGAAGCAGAGCCCGCCGCACACTGAGCATTCAACAAATATGACCCAGCAGTCCCCCCGCTGACATGATTTAGCACAAGGAGGTCATTATCTCCAATTGAGCTGTTGGTTAGGGTGAAAGTTACTGTTGTATCCGCTGCCAAAGCAGCAGCGTTCATAGTGATGCGTCCGGTGGGCTTATTCAGCGTCACACCAGTGCTTTTGTTGGTGACTTGAGTGATTGTGCCGCCATCGCTGCCATAGCCAAATGCTTTCGTAGTGGCATCAACCACCAAGGCAGAACCACCCGCATAGCCAGCGTTGTTGAACTGGACAGCCCCGTTGATGCCGCTTACCAAAGCAACAACACCCGTCTGATCCGGGAAGCTGATGTAGCGATCAGCAGTGGCGGTGATGCTTTGGATCGTGGTGGTAAATGTGCCACCGTCATCAAGGCTGATATCACCAGGAACATCCAGCTCAGTGTTGGCAGAGTCCCAGATGAAGTCGGTTACTGCACCAAGGGCACCAGCACCATCGTTAATCTGGATCGAACCAGACACGCCCGCAGGAGTAGCCCCACCACCGCCGCCTGTTGCCCAGCTCAGCGTTCCAGAGCCATCGGTGCTAAGCACCTGACCGCTTGTGCCGTCAGCAGCAGGTAGCGTCCAAGTGACGTTTGCAGATACTGTTGCCGGTGCCTGGAAGGCAACCCAGTTGCTGCTATCTGCATCAGCAAACCGCAGGTCAGATTGTGCGTTGAGGGTTACGTCAGCGCCGAACGTCTGAGCTGCTGTAAACGTCTGAGCAACATCAGTCTTGGCCGTGTCGGCGTCATATGCCTGAACATCGGTGCCAATAACCAGCCCCAGTGTTGTTCGCTGCGCTGCCGCATCCGCGTCGTCCAACAGCGCCTTGCCGGCTGTGGTGACGTCTCCTCCGAGCTTGCTGGTGCTGACGACGCCAGCGTCAATCGTCCAAGTGGCGCCACTACCCGAAACCGTAATATCGCCCTTATCGCCGTCCGTGATGCCACCACCGCCGCCGCCTGTTACCCAGCTCAGTACACCAGCGCCATCAGTGCTGAGCACCTGACCGCTTGTACCATCGGCGGCGGGCAGTGTCCAAGTAACATTCGCCGATACTGTCGCCGGTGCTTGGAAGGCGACCCAGTTGCTACTGTCTGCATCAGCAAAACGTAGGTCAGACTGCGCGTTGAGGGTTACGTCAGCGCCGAACGTCTGAGCTGCTGTAAACGTCTGAGCAACATCAGTCTTGGCCGTGTCGGCGTCGTATGCCTGAACATCGGTGCCAATAACCAGCCCCAGTGTGGTGCGCTGTGCTGCAGCATCTGCATCATCAAGCAGTGCCTTACCGGCAGTCGTAATGTCGCCGCCTAGGTTTGATGTATCGACAACACCACTAACCCACTGACCACTAACATCATCGTATTCCAGTACTTGTCCGCCGAGAGGTGTACTTATGGATACATCAGTAAGGTCGTTAAGTACGGCAACAGCGGTAACATCAGCCCATTGAGTATCGTAATCCGTATTACTAACTTTGACCAGTGCTTGTCCAGTAGTACCACCAGCAGTAACAAATCGGCTATCATCACCTGCAGCGACCGTTCCAGACGTAGTCCCTACATTGAGTGTGGCGCTGTCACCGAGACCGAGACTTGTGCGACCCGTAGTAGCATCGAGTCCACTCGATCCACCATCCCAGTATAAACGTTCGCTATAAGCGGTATCCCAATTAGTCTGACTCGCAGTGCTTGGTATTGAATACCCGGATTCAACATCGAGGTTACGGGTTCGAGTCCAGTATCCTTGTCCGTCCTGAGTGCTGGTGTCGGTAATAACTAGAAAAGAACCGGCCGTCGCACTAACATCCTGAAGAAAAGTATTAGTTACAAAGGTTCTGACGGCAAACTGGGAGGGTACAGTATTTGGATCTGAATTCCCGAGAGAAGAAATTAGCGATGTATTGTTACTGATTTCACGTAATTGCTCACCAACGGTACTTATGCCACCATTGCGGCTAAATGGTCCAATAAAATTGAGACCGGATAGATTAAACTGATCTGTATTAATGGTGACGCTGCCCGTGGTTCCATCAACACTAAACTGAGATCCAACAGAGAAGTCACCTTTCTCGTTTGTATTTGTCCCATATACTCTACCATTATTGGTTTCAACAATCGAGTTTTCGGGGATCGGTATCCCCCCATTCCAAGGTAATGCATCGTAGTTAGTACCGCTTCCAACGTATTCAAATGTATGAGAAGGGGCAGTAATCTGAGATCGGTTACGGAAATCCAGTACTTGACCGGGATCGATGGGAATTCTTAGGCCACCATTTAGTCCTGAGTAGAACTGGACGCGATACCCTACCTTTAACGGTGAATCTTCAGCAATAACATTGCCATTTTGATCAATAGCAGCGCTACTGGTTATAATATAGGCGCCGTCAGGGCAGATAAATACTAAACCCCCGACATCGGCGTTACCGTCACCTGATGGTAACTGAAGAACTGTTGTTATTTCTACAACTCCAGTGGACTTATCATACACTGCATTGGAAACACCATAGTCCGTACCACCGATGACAACAGTACCACCCTCAACGTACTCATGATCCGGACCAGATGGAGAAGCCGCTTCGGTATAAGTTAGAGTGTAGTCTCCGGTGCGAGTGTAAGCGAATGTTTTTGTCTCCGGTGCCCCGGTTACAGCGTTTCTTGGGAAAATCAGTTGCGGGAACATTAACTGACCCGCAAAGGGCCGAGAAGTCGAATTACAGATAAAAGATAGGTCAGACAGCGTAATACTGTCCCCTAAAGAGGGAACGTACCCTGTGGCGTTGATTACTGTTTCACCGGTCAGATTATTGTACTGTGCACTTGTTACAAGGTAAGTTTCAGTACCTCCTACGGTTACAGAACCACCTCCTACATACTCATGAACAATGTCACTGGTGTCAAGTGTTACAGTAAAATTGTTACCATCTATGGCACTGACGGTGACAGGGTTGCCAAAAGATCCTGTACTACCAGCAGTGGGATACTTCTTTTGAAGTCCTAGTCTGTTAGCTGAGAAATCAATGATATCAATCTCTGTCGAGCCTTGACGTAGGAACTGATAGGTCCCAGAAGAATCTCCAGAGACATCGATGTAAGATGTGTCGCCTGGGGTATCAGACACCCTAAAAGTGTCTACTGTTAACCCGTTGGAAACCACATAATATGTTGTGTTGTTACTCAGACCTGTAGGAAGGCTGCCATCAGTAGCCGAAAGAGTAATCTGATCGTCTACAACCAGTCCATGGTCAACTGAAGTGAACAAGTCAGTTGTTACATCAATTGTGACACCTTTTTCGACCCTAATCGCCCCATAAGTAAATACCCTAGACTCACCAGTAAAGACGGGTTTGGGGCTATAGCCGTCGGCCATTAAACCATAGATACCGAAATCCGTAGTTCCACCACCACTGAGGTTTACCTGGCCGCCCGTTTCGCTACGGACATGGTAAGTACAAAATAGGCCAAAGAAACTAACAAGCTGCGCGTAACCGTCGTTCTTAACGAGACAGCCGGGGCCACCCAGATTTACATGCGTATAACTATCAACCACCATGGAGCGAATTGGTGAATTGATCGCACACTGGTCTCCATCAATCTTAAGGCCGCCCCCTGTGTTGCCAGTGGACTGAGAAGGTGCAACACCAGAGTCGTCTTCTGCAGTGATACTGGTACAGTTTTGAATATACGGAGACTTAAAGATAAACGCACCTGACCCAATGGCACCGATGTTTGTATTATTGGCTAGTTCATCAAATGAGATGGCCCAGGCTTGTTGAGTTTCATCAGCCTGGTGACCAGCAAAACTAAGACCCCAGCACCAAAATCCTGAGTCAACCTTGAAAATATCATTAAACTCTTGTCCAGGTGCCGGTTGAACAATTGTGGAACGTAATCCGGACCCAAATACGGCAACATCTCGTTTCCACCGTATTGGTAGAGAAGTCTCCGTGTAGGTACCAGGTGAAATGTAAACGACGTCACCAGGTTGGGCAACCAAAGATGCCTGTCTTACTGTCAAAAACGGTGAATCAATCTCACCACTATTGGAGTCGTTACCGCTCTTGGATACGTATATGCAATTTTGATACCTAACACCATTAGCAGTGCCCGCTCTGATCCAGCTATCGCTAATAGAATCGTAGAAATTAACAGACTCTTCGGATCTATTGATCCACAGCTCACCGTCAGAAAGATCAGTGTTGTTAACGGGAACAGGAGAATTGTCACCGATATGGGCTGGGCCTATTTTTCGGATATTTCCGAGATTATCTCTGATGAAGAGGGCGGGACTGTCAGAATTATAATTGACTGCTATCTCACCGTCATACAGGCTCACACCCAGTGGCCTTTCTTGACTCATACTGCTTCTTAGGTGACGATAAATGTCCCGTGAAGGGTCGAGTGTGGGATAAGTACCAGCATTAAGGGAGGAAAAACTTCCTTCCGGGACTGTAATGTCCTCATAAAAATCTAGAACATATGACTGTAACGTGCTGTAGGGTACAGCGTCAGATGGAAGTACAGGGGCAGCTACACCGCTGATGCGGCGATTATTAACATTAATTCCAATGCTACCTTCTGATACGGAACTACCTACAGAAAGCGCACCGTTCAGGGTGGTGGAACCGGAGTTGCTGATGTAACCGATTACGTTGCTGGTGTTATCTAGCCACCGGGTGACGATTGAGTTGGTGTCCGAGCCACGCACCGTAAGGGCGATAGCATCGGCCGCTCCGGGGTATATCGTATTCTGCGACGTGGTCGTTGGTACCGAGCGGACGTAGTCCGCTGGATCGAGGTCGATAGCCGCGATTATGGAGTCGACCTGTGATATGGTGTACGTATCGGCGAGAGTTGCGTACGTGGCAGCGACACTAGCCTCGATCGCCCCCTGTAACGTAGTAAGCGCGGTGTCGAGTTGCGTCTGGTCGATTTTGTCCGCATCGAGTGATGCGATACTGCTGGATAGCGTCGATAGTTCGCCGTCTACATAGGATTTGGTATAAACCGTGCTGATATTAGCTTTGGCACCGAGTAACGTATTGACTTCCGATTTTGTATAATAGTCCTGTACTCCCCCTTTATTCGGGGTACACGATCTGCCATATGTGTTTGTTGCCACTATACAAGCCTCGGTCTAATCCCTGTAGTGCTTTCAACGGGAACGCAAATCAGATCAGAGTCGCCGTTACTAAGCGATACGACCTCACGGTTCGGTTCTGTGCAAGTGACACGCTTAACGCAGGTGTTGGGCTTTCCGTTCCGGACACAATAAAGTCGTTCCCAGTGGGATGAGGGGGGCGGTTCGTTAACAACATCGATGGGGACATCGGCCAGGGCGACATAGACGCAAGTGTAGTCGCCACACCCTGTATCATGTAGTACGGTGTCTCCTGCCCTGTAAAGGTAATCTTTTTCGATTTCCGCAGCACCCCACTGATCGTTGTCAGGGTCTACGGGATCAGTTGACCAAGTAGAGTCGAATTCCGACGAAGCCGTAGTTGTCGACGACGTATCGTAGTACTCGTATTTGTCCAAGAGTTTGGTGTACTCGGGTAGTCCTACTGGTTCGGATACGGTAACCGAACATACCTTGGACCACGATGTTGGGTTAAAGGCTCCGGCCGGGGCGGGCACGTTCGCAATGGAGGTATACACCGCAACGACGTAACCGTCATCCTCGTAACGGGATACGGTATCACCCGTGCGATATGAGAATTCGTCCGTGAATGTTGAGACTTGCCAACTCTCGTCGCTGACAGGATCTTCGTGGTTCCAGGGTAGGGCGATTTCCCCCCAGGCCGTATAAACACCCTTGCCCTCATCGTACAAGGGGTAAAGTGTTACCAGTTCATTGGCATCGCGGCCACATGTATTCAGCGAAGCTGCATCGCAACTTGTATCGACTAGATCGTCGCTTTCGATGCCTACAGCCGCCAAAGCCTCTAGCTGTCCGGATGTCAAACAGCCCGGGTCGATGTTGCCAAAGGTCCTGGCAGCCATGTGGGGTACGCTACGCTCAGTTATAGGTGAAGTTATTACCCACAAAGGTCAGTTCCAGGGTGCTGGGCTGGCCGCTGGACCGGTCGATAACGAAACCGTTGACGCTGGTCAGTTGGGCGTCAGGGATAATCAGGGTGCGGGTGCCGAGGGGCTGAGGGTCTTCGCCACAAGTCACCGGGGTGATTGTCAGGGTGATGAAATCGCAACCGTTGGACTTCCAGAAGTCAAGAATATCAGCGTGCTGGACGGGGTCGAAAGGGGTAGAGACGGTCATCTCGGCCAGAGTCTTAGGGCCCTTGAGGTTGTAGGCACGTTGACGAATACCGTCAGCGTATTGGGAAGTGGCAGCGGTATCGCGAATACCGTTGAACGAAGTGAAGTAGTGGGCGAACGGAGAAGCCTGGATGTAAAACTGGCTCTGAGTCGCAGGACGAATCTGAATCATGGTAGAAGTGGGCGGAAGTTTTTCCTTCTACACAGCTTTCAACATGGACAGCTACATATAGTACGGGGCGAATTCGGCCCAATAACCCAGGGCGTCAGGATCGATATTGACGAGTTCGCGGTGGACAAAGCTACGGTTTAGGCGGTAAGCTAAAGTGTAAAGTTTGATTAGGTTGCGAATTTCACCCTCATCCAGATCATCTTCGCGCAGCACGGTATTCTCGTATCGGACAAGGTCCATGCGGAGTTTGTCGTGTTCGGGCGGGGTGTGACGTGGAATCGACCGGATCTCATCAAGGAGACGTTTGGTCGTAAAGATGATGTCACCAGGTGTTGTCGATTCGTCGATGTTGAGTTTGGAGTTCTCTGAATCGGTGGATGATATACCCGAGGATAGTCGGTCCCAACCGACCTCGTCGAGACCGCCCTGATTGAAACGTTCGGCGATCTTTTTGGCAACTTTGTCCCTGACCGTTTCATCTTTCAGGTCGCCGGACTCATCGAATTCGCTGAAATCAAGATTCTCGGCCGAAACGGGAGCAGGGGAGCTGGAGAGCATTTTTCCGATCATGCTTTCGCCAATGACCGGCCCGCCATCGGATTCGCCAGAGCTATGGACTTGGGGCTTCTTGTTTTCGGCCATACCTGGTGCGCCCATCATCTCCTCCATAGAGACTTTCTCCAGTGACGGGATCTGCAATTTATCCCGTACCCAATCCAAATCAGTAACCTGATAACCAACAGCCTGAAGTTGCGTCAGGATCTGAACGGTCTTGACCGGATCTTCTCGTTGTTCAAGGTCCTCAAAGCTTCTTACGATGCGGGGGACCGAAGAGCCCGGATAATTAAGCTCAACAATCCATCGGATCAGTGTGGCGTTTAGCGTCTCATCAAGTTGCTCCGAAAAGGCTTTGGCTTTACGCATCCGGACACTGTCCGCGATTTGATCGCGAGCGTAAGAGCCCGTGCTGCCCGTATCCTGGCCAACAGTCGACTCGCCATTGATCAAGAAGGAGATCTGTTGGTCGATATAACTTATCAAGGATTGGTATACGTCGCTCTTCGAGTCGGCTGACAAATACTCGACCGACATCTCATCGGGTACTACGATGGCGGTTTCTTGCCCCAGCCTTTGCAAGGCGGTAAACAGCGACTTTACTTCCTCCTCTGGGGTTCCTAGGCTGAATTTGCCTACCGCCGTTGGCGTGGTGTGCTTGTCGGCGTACTGGAGCCAGAAACTCATCAGGGTACGGCGGAACTCCACGAGGCTGTAGAGTTGACGGCCAAGACCGGTCCCGTACGGGTCGACAAGGTTGTTATATGCCCAGTGCCGGTGAATGACCATTGATCGCAAAGGGATCGGAAAGCCCTCGACCGGAGATTGGATCGTAATGACTCGCGGACTAATAGAGCCATCTTCGTTAAGGACGAATTGGAAGCGGCGGGGATCGCGGATCTTGATCTCGCTAGGCACCACATAGCTGCCCTGCCGCATCCAGCAAATCTCACCGACACTCATACCTAAGATGAGCGATTCCGCCATCCCCTTGACGAAGGCGTTAAATCCCGTATTCGAACTCACCAGCATGTCGCGACCACGACTTTGGCGCGTATTGGTCCCTAGGTGGTAAATGACTTGCCGTACGAATTCAGCGATTTCCTCGTCTTTGTCAGAATCCGAGGCCGGAAAGACATGCCACTCGCGCTGGATAATTTCACCAACCAGCTTCTCCCATGCACTCAGTACCGCACTGTCATTAAATAACCTCGTGTACTGCTCAATCGAGCGAGGGCCACCGCCCCCCTCCTCAATCAAGATGTCATCGCGACGGGGTAGGATTGCCCCGGTCAGTACTGTAGGCAGGCCGCCCCACGTGTACGGGTCGGCTTTGAAACCCGCGATCTGGCCCTGGCTAAGGCCTAGCGAATACAAACGGTCATTGTAGCCCGTTTTGACAACACGCTTTACGGACTTATCGCCATCAGATGACATGCGTTATGGGCTGGTACTCTATTCTTCAGAGCTTTCAACGGATTCGGGGCGGGAACGATACACAACATCGAGGTCAAGGATGGTGTTGTATAGTTGTTCGGATGTTAGATCGCCCCGCTCGTACATCTCGATTGTTTCTTCGGCTCCGTCGACATACACACCATACTGCGTATCCGTCAAGATATTGACTCCTTCCACGCCCTTTGGGCGATTCGCATCCTGCTTTCCATCTTTCTTAGGTCTTCTTGCCATTGCTTTAAATAGGTAGGGAGGTATTGTTGCCACCCTTGTTTCCACCCCTCGATATGGGAGAGGTCGGAAGGAGGGTGGTTCTTGAATTCACGCCGCAACAGGTAGATGGCGGCGGGTACGAATTGCTCGTTGTGCTGATTATAGCATGATTCGAACATTTCGGGGGATATGTGAGGGAAATTTTTGCTGAACTCGGCAAACAACGGGGAGCTTGAGATACTTATTGAGCGTTTGTGCTCGTAGTCGGAACGCAACGTATCGAGTTGTTCGGATACAAGGTCCGGGGTCCAATCCGGTAACACCTCTGAGACGAAGTCGACCGCGCCGAGTACGTCTTTGACGCCGTATTTCTCAACCGCTTTGTCCAAGTCGTTGCGGAAGTTCAGCGCTGCTTTGGAGTCAGAGGCCCGGGGCCACCGGTTCAAGCGTTGACCGCACCAGGATATGGAGATCACCAAGGCGAGGAGCGATGTCGGCAGGTCTGTGTCCGGCTTAAGGTCTTTGGCCTTTTGAGCCGCACCAGCCATTACACGGGTTTTGGACACTAAACCAATATGATTGCTTTCGCACACACCGGACGACGTATCCGAGTTAAAGACTTCGTCCTCGTTGTCGCAGGATACGTCGTCCGCGCTACTGCTTGGTTTTTTCGTCCCCAGCAGGGCGAGTTCTTTTTCGTGGCGATGTTGCTCTTTTATTTTCCACTTGTCGTGCTCGATCAGCTCCCGAATCAGGTCCGGGCTCAGATTGAGCCGGTTCAGGGTTGCTAGTTGTTCCAGCAGTACCGGATCCATTTTCGTATTTTAGCACATCTTGATTTGTGGTGGCAACCAGGTCGCGGTGTGACCAGGAGTATGTGAGGCGAGTGGCGGCGCTGGGGTCGATACGGCGGCGGTCGATGCCGGCATAGAGGAGCGTTCCCAGCTCGCGCTCCACGCTCGCCCCTGGCTCATCGTAGAGAGTGATACGGGTCTTGTCCGGGTCCGTGGTGGCCATGGCCAGGTGGAGATGGGCGAAAGTCACATGGTCGTAGCCACAGAATACAAGGTGGTTATAGGATGAGTAGTCATGGAATATGCCAGGCTCAAGGGTAACACCTACAACGTGGGTGTTCTCGATCTCAGACAACACACCAAATAAGTGCTTGATCATTTTACCAAGGTCTTTCTCCTCTGCTGATCTTCGGGTGTGTAAAAGGGCGATGCGTAACATAAGTGCGTGGAGTTCTTTAAGTTCTTTCAACGGGTTTTCGGTTGAAAGCCAAGTAGAGGTATTGTAGCACGTGAGCGAGATCGTTCAGCTAGTATATGAACGGGTCAAGGTGATTGTGACCCGAGGTCTTGACCAGTACGGGCGTTTTGCCATAGAAAGCGAAAAGGTGACGTTTTACGGCATTGCGGTCGAGCTATTGCTGACCGTTAACGGGCAGATCGAGAGTGGTGAGATCATATCTGTGGTACCGTTGAAGGACAAGATCGCGGAGGGTATTTTCACACTAGGGTTCAATTATGATCTTGCGCTGGCCGTCTATGACTCGGTGGTCACCAGTCTATACGAAGAGATCGAGAGCAGCGGGATCGTAGATCCGGATACCGTGCGAGTATATAAAAAGTATGAGTCCCTGCTGCGCGACGCCATCTCTGATGCCAACGTCCTGCTGCGCAGGAGTGTTCCGGAATATCTGGGCGATGTACCTGAGTATAGGGAATCCGAGAAAACATTAAACTTGGGGCCGACCCAGTCCCGTCTTTTGGCACGTAATCGTGACACCACCGTTTCCCCCATCCCTGTAAGCCGACTCCGCAAACGTTTCAGCGACACATTCCAGTCCTATGTCGACTCGTACGCGGATGTCGTATCCAATGCTGCTGTAGACATAAATGCGATTACGTCGGATTCGCGGACCCCAGAAGCCCTCGATCCGGTTGACGAAGATATGTTAGTTGCGACGTTTGCAGGCGAAGGAAAGAAGATATACGCGAGCATCAAGTCGTTGCACGACTTCTATTTGGAGTTTAGTGGCTACCAGGGGTCGTTGACCGGAAGTATCGAGTATCAGTTCAGGTATTACGAATACCTGGTGGCGATGTGCTTTGGTAAGAGGTTGCCTCAAGGGGTGTTGGGCCCGGAATTCGGAGACTTCGCTTCTATTTATCAAAGGAAGGCGGACGCCGATCTCGTACCTGGATTAAGGTTCCTAGAGACACTGTATACAACCCGATCCGCTAATCAGAACACGGTCAGTGTAAACCCTGTGGCTCTTCGTTACGGCAGTAGCGGTATTGCCGACAGGTATGTCCCGAATCCGGCTAAACAGAACGGTACGGACTTTTTATCACTTTCACTAGAATCCGTATACCTGTTATGCCTGAAGACAGGCGACTATATTGATTCGTTTCTTAAGAGTCCGCCGGAAGGGATCGGAAATACGACCCAGCACCTCCAAGCGTTGGCTAAGGTGTTTCCCGGCTCCGCTGATGTACAAGAACGTTCTACAGGTCTTACCGGATCGATCGGTGCGTTGCTTACAGCTTATCGTTCGCTCTATGCGTTGCTGGGCTATAAACCTAATCTTCACGACTTTAATGACAAGTTCAACCACCTATCGAATCTTGTTTCAAGTTTGGTCGATACGGTTAGGGCGATTGGGTTTAGGCCTGGCGGTTACGTCCCCTCCCTCGAACTCGTACAGTACGAACCGAACCTGGATGTGGTGAGAGAGAAACTTGGTCGGCTAGGGTTCAACAGTCAAGAGGTTCAACAAATTACCGGTGCGTCATCGTTCTCGGAGTTGCTGGGCGCTCTCGCCCCTCTAACCGATTCACAAGATGTGATCTCATTCTTCCGCGCCTACGACCTTACCAAATTAATGTATGAGTTCGGAGGTCAACAGGCCATCGATCAGTACGTCGACTTTTTATACGGAGTGGATCCGGACACAAGCATTTTGAGGTTGCTTGAGCTGTTGAAGGTTAACCGCTCCAAGGCGTCGGTAATCACTGGAAGCCAGTACTCTCGGCTCGTCGGCTACTTGGTGACGTTGACGTATGCCGTGGATCCCGAACAACTGCTGAGGCTCGATTCGATCCTAGATCTCAACAACATCGATCTGTTCGAGTCGATAACACTGCTACTGCAGAGGGGAGAGAAGACGGCTCTGAAACGCAAAGAAGACGTATCCCTGCTGAGTGGAATGGTCGCTCAGATGGTGGTTTCAGATAACAGGGGATATGAGCACCAGAGACCCACATGGAACGCGTTGATCGAGGCGTCGGCAGGGAATGTAGGGGACAGAGTCGCCGGCCTATACGACCGTGCCGAAGGCATTACACCCTCCGAACTCTACAGTGCGCTTGCGGGGCCAAGCGCCACATCGCCGCTAGGCGGTATCCTGGACGGGGTGAGGGGTGGACGGCTGACCTCATTGCTGCGCTATTGTAATCTGTTCGGGTTGCTATATGCGTTGTCCGGCTACAAAAATTCCGGCCAACTGATCAACCAGCCCGCAGACCGGTACACTACGTTGCTTGAGATGTTGGATACAATGGAGGCGCTTGTTGGCCGGTTGTATTTGACGAACATCGTGTTCGATGAGGCGGCGATGGGTGATGAAACGCAAGAGGTGTATGACGAACCGCTGGTACAAGTGCAGAATAAAGAGTTCGGTGCGATGGTCGATCTGCTATCGGGTGGTGATTTTGATATCGACGGATACAATATTGCCGAGTCGCCCGGTATCGGTAATTCTAGGATCCCTAATGGTGTCCGTATCAGTAACTCATTGACACCAGAAGAAGCTGCGCTTATCTCGGTAAGGGGGAACGGGGCAGGGGTCTTCACTCAGCGTTACGCTACGGATGGGGGAAGCTATGTTCGTATTGCGTTGTCGAATTTGTTGGCGAATGGCGTGGTAGTGGCAGATAACGTTGCACATACAGAAACAACGGAAACACCACCACCCACACAAGATTACGTAGTATCCTATGTACCGGATTCGACTACGTCTAATAGCCCCGCAACCCGATTCGACCCGCTTGTGTCATGTAGGAAGTTCGGCACAACTGATTGCGTGGACAAGGGTTACGATCCTGAGGCTATGTGCGCTACCGGGTACAATAAGTCATTGTTCCCTGAGACCGGATATGGTACTGATCCGTTTGGGGGTGGAAGCGTAACCGTTGACAGGGTACTTGGGAGTGGTATGGCACGGAATATCACCTATAATAAGATGAGTGAAACCGACCCGCAGCGGTATTTTACAGCCAACGGCCTTAGCGAGGCAAGTAGGTCCTCGTTACTCAAAGATACTGAGATGTCATGCGCATCGCTTCGCGACCCCTACGAATACGGGGCCTGCATGTCTCTATTGAAGTGCAAGAAATTCTTGCCGCCATACGCCGGGAGGTACGATTTTGCCTGGTGTCCGACTTCGTTGCATGGCGGGAGGTATCGGCAATGAGTGTTATCGCATCATATGCTAAAGTAACTGAAGGGACGAAGCTGCTGGAGTGGGGCGGAGACCAGAAGTATTTCAACCACGTCGTGGGGATGGGGATCTCCTACACCGCCATGCGTAAACAGTTGACCGACTCTTTTGAAATTGTGGTCGATTCTGAGCGTAATACTCCCATCGATGCGTTTAAACTTACAAACCAATCCGTCCTGACGTGGGACGATTATTGGGTGGACAAAACAACGAACCACATTGTCGACCCCCGGATTCATCACATGAATCTGCAACGAAACAGGTTAGTGTATGTTAACATGAATACGCCAAGACTCCATCTCAAAAGTCTCAATCTTGAAGGTAATACGGACCTTGTTCATCTTTATATCCATGAGGCTCCTGAGCTTGAAGTGCTCGACATATCCGGCTGTACCGCTTTGAGTTACGTGGCACTCGGTGTGAACCGAAAGATCCGCACCCTCTCGGCTCGCAACTGTAATATGACATCACCTGTTATGGAGCAATTGCTTAGGGATTTTACGCCAACCGTAACGGCCAACGCCAACTTAAGAGGGGCGGGCGCCTTCCGGAAGCAACACAACACGCTCGTTGACTTCCGTGGTAACACAATCGATTGGAGCAACGGACGTATTGCAAGCAAAATACGGCTACTGTTGACAAATAACTGGATCGTGAAGTGGGATAACAACCCACCACCAGAGGTGGTACCCCCGCAGTTGTATGGATTTTTCGTTGAAAGCCGTATAGGAATGTAGTTTAACGGTACTGTGGCCGACCTTAGAACAAGATTTATCGAAGATTACGCTGGAGGGCTACTTAATGTTGCTCGTCAGGAATTGTCAAGCACAGGTGAGGTGCTGGCCCAGGACGGTTTCGTGCAGGGTGTTACGTTGTTCGTTGAGGATGGAAGGGGCGTCAAGAGTGGCTTACGCCTAGGCGACGCTGTTGCCGAGTGTGTCGATCCGACAACGGAAACCGGTATTGTCAACGTCCGCAGCGCGGATCGGACATATGCGAAGGTTCGCGATCTAAAGGCTTTCGCAACCGCTGTTGCCTCAGCCCAAGGTGCGTTGACCGAATCGGTCACGGAGTCGTTCACGAATCTGGAAGGGGCGTTCGAATCACTTGAGAACGACGTGCAATTGTATCGAACTCAACTTCAGGAGGCATTAGCTGAAATCGACACCCTCAAGAGTAAAGTTGCAACGCTTGAGGGGGGCGTTTAGTTACTAATCAGAGAATCAAGTACATCGTGCAGAGTCGTGTCGCTAAGGCGTATTACCATGGCCGGGCCGACTTTGCGGAGGACATAGAATAGTATCCCCTGGCCCCGCTCAATATCATCCGTGAACACGGAGCGAAAAGTTTTATCATGGATGTCCTCGCCCCCCAGCATCTCGTACACAGTGTCCGGATCAAAGATCCACATGCATGATGAGCGGTCGGCTGTGGCGACATACAGAGCGAAGGGCGTATGGTGTTCCAGGATATATTCAAGACATTCGACAACCGCGTCGGGGTCGCCCGCCCTACGTAGCGACTCCGTCAGAACGGATTTCTCGGCCTCGGTATTGAACACAACGGGTCAGATGCGGACGGACCGGGAGCTACCTCCGAGTCCCAAGTGCCTCGCAATATCCCGTGTCATACGGTCGGCGAGCTTGCGGTCGGATGGACTCAGAGTGGGAACGCTATGTTTGTCCGCGTTGTCATCGGAGACGTCGGCAACTACTGCAGCCGCCGGGACCTGGGTCTCTGGGGTACGCGGATTCTCGCAGTCCTCCGTTTCCGTTGGTAGCAGGTTCACTTCCGACGACAGGTCTCTGTCGTCGGGCCCATTCTCTCCACGCGGCGATTTGAGCTTTGCTGAAGTTGGCATGGGACATGAGGGGGGTGTTACTTATCCTAGTATGCTTTCAACTCAATCCTCAATAAATATCAAGTTAGCCTCGGCCGTGTTGACGTTATCACCAGACACAAACCCGACTGATATGTATGATTGCGGGGGGACTGCTATTCTTATCCTAGTATGCTTTCAACTCAATCCTCAATAAATATCAAGTTAGCCTCGGCCGTGTTGACGTTATCACCAGACACAAACCCGACTGATATGTATGATTGCGGGGGTACTGCTATTCGGAGAGAGGAAAGATCGATAAACTGTGGTGCTGCGGATGTGATACTGAATGCAGCGATGGGAGTGTTTAGTGATGCATTAATGGTGGTGGCGGTGGTTGAATAGATTGCTGCTTTGTTTTGGCTGAATGAGTTGAATGTTAGATTTGTGGAAAGTATAGGGTCGATATACACTAGCACTGTACCAGGAGCAGAAGATGCAATTGTGGCTAATGCGCTGATTTTCTCAACCAAAAGTTCACGGGTGTTTATTTTGCCATTGAATATGAGTGAGTTTTTGACGGTAAGAAGGTGATAGACAGTGTTGATGGTGTTCATGCTTCCAGACCGATACCCCCGCGCAGAGACTGGATAAGTTGTCGGTGAGATTACACCCTCAATCGCCCCTAGAATCGATGCGCCGATTACTTTTATTTCTTCTCCTCCTGTACCCGACATATTCGCAACAACGTAACCCACTTTAAGGGAAGGATTGTCCAAATGGACAACTCGATTCCTATTGGTATAATGGATGTGGTGGAAAAATACCATGTCCCCGTTATTCGGGTCTTCGACAGCAAATCTGATTTCTCCTGCTCCGAGCCAACGGAAGTTGATCTGGTAAACGTTCAGTTTTGTATGATCCAGATTAATCTGGGACGGGCCGGTCCCATCTAACTTATCGACATTAAAATCGCCCTGATACGTCCAATGCTCGGTGTGAGCGATACCTTGTTGAACTACGGATCCAGCAGCGATAATTTCGCTACCAGATACAGAGAATGCTCCTGTCAAAGGAGCTACTTGCTCGCTGAGAAAATTGATATGGTTATCAACTTGTTCGACCAACCAGCCAGGATAGGTAACCGATGCGATTTCTTTGGCATTTTGAGTTGCATTGCTCAGGGTGACATTGACTGTATGTGCAACTCCGTTCAATGTGACGGTCACTGTGCCGGTTGAGGTTGCGGCAGTTGTTATTGTGAACGAGTGGATGTGGGCTTTGCCACCGTTGAGCCGGAGGATGCCAAATTTTTCACCGTCAAACCCTACCTGCAAGGCTTGCTCTTGGGTGAAAAAACCAGCACGCTGAGTGTATCCTGAAACGCCGGCAGTGAACGCTGCGGTAAATCGACACATTGCGCCTTGTCCAGCCCGGTACCGAACTGCACGGCGGGATCGGAGGACGGCATAGGATCCGGGAGATGTGGATGTGGATACGGCCATCTCGCGGTCGACAGTCACAATGCCGCCTGCGGAGGAGTATTGTTCTAGTTTCTCTGAGTCAAACCCGTAGATTCCGTCGAGTTGGAGGACAGGATAGAGTTGAGCGACAAGACCTTCGCCAAACGCTGTTGTCGCTGTGGCTGAGGAGCTGTTACCAAATGGATCGACAATAATGCCTCGCGAATCGGCTATTTGATGAACCGTAAAGGCTTTTTTGTTGGCAACACTGATAGGTTCATCCCAAGGGTGAGTCTCTAGGGGGTTGCTGTAGTAGGACACGGTAGGGTTTAAGTTAGAGAGCTTGGGAAATCAGTCATTGCGACTACGATGGGTGGCTAAAAATCAGGGAACGGCGCAGTTGGTGGCGTGAAGTTACTGGTTTAACGGGCGATGCCTTTGATGACGCGATTGAATGACCTAGAACGTCTTGCCATCAACAATTCTAATGGCTTCGTCGTTGATTTTTCCCGGACTATCGTAATAAGCCATGTCCGCTCTATATATCTAGCTTTCACCGCACCCGGGTATATCCCCCTCGTTGTCACGTTCCAGCAGGTTGCTGGATAAGGGTGAGGGCGCAACGTACTCTCTGGTTTCGGTCCAGCGTTGCCAGCCCCATACGTCTTCGTTGCAGGTATGGTGGGGCACTTGGGCAAGTGCATCGGCCGCGCGGGCGCGAATGTTTCGCTCGGGCCCCGGATTCACCCTGCTGCTGCGCAACAGGTAGTCAGGTTGGCGGAGCATTTGGCGTGTGAGCGCCGACGCTTGCGTCTCACGGCTCCGGTAATCAGATTCGCTTCGCTCGTCACTCCAGTACTCGTACGGATTCTTCTGTACGGCCATGGTGGGTGCGTTATCTCCTACAGTGCTTTCAACGTAAGCTCACAGTTATCCTGAAATCCGGTGAAAGACCTATATACCCAAAGTAATACCATACCATGGCACTTTCCTCTAAATCGCTGCGGGACATTGAAGCCGCAGCCACTGCGTCAGAGTCTGAGTTTGATTTCGGTGAACCCGAGATTGTTGCGGTTGAAGTGGCGAAAGGCAAATTCTTGTCGCTACGCGAACCTAGCGCTGATGACCTAATCGATATCACAAAGATCGGTAATGACAAATCACTCGATGAGATCGAAGCGACACTGAAGACTATCTGTATCCTGCATGTCCCTGAACCGGGTGGTCGTAAACTCACCTTAAAGGATGCGAAAAAGTTGCGTGGGCGTCAGATCAGGTTGTTGGGCGATGCGATCAATCAACTACTAGGTGTGGGGGATGAGGATGACGATGACATGAAAAGTTGACGCCCGGCCCAATCACAACTACACGGTAACGTTTACGGACACTAAGGGGCGTGAGGTCGTGTTTCGGGATATCAAGGGGACGGATATCGAATACTTGGACATGGTGTTGGGTGGGGAAGAAAAAACCCTGACCAGCTCGCAAGTTATCAAGTTACTCCAGTACTTGTATGTGGGGAGTCCGGATCATAGGGTTGGGGCGTTGACTCCTCGGACGATCAAAAGGCTCTACAGCCTTGTGTCCGAACACATCTTGTGTAACTACATGTCCAAAGAGAACTGGTTACGCCAGTGCTACTCTATTCAGAACGGGTCGTTTCAGAACGTGTTTGCTATGGAACGGGTGCCGATGTCTAAGTTTACCGCTATGTGCATGATCCACAAAGAAGCTATGGACCAAATTAAAAATGATACAACAGGTATTGAAAACAAAGTTTAGCGAAGAACTTGATCCGGGGGAGTTGTTAGGACTGATGATGGTCCTGTATGAGATCGCGCGGAAGCGCGACTTCATTGAGCTTAGTCGGTTTGTGCGCTTCTCTGCCGAACTCATAGGTCCGAGCGATTTCAACCAGATGTTGCGGTCTTTAGTTCGAATGATGGGTAATACGAAGTGCGGACACGAGCTGTGTTCGGATTGGTTGATGACCCAGCTCTACGAGTTGTATACCGCGCTAGGTACGAGCGCGGAGTGAATGGTGCGAATTCGCACCCCCAAGGCGTTGAAAGCTATTTGATAGGTCTGTCATCAACGGAGATCAAGTTTTGGCCACTTCGATCACAACGAACGTGGGCGCCATTAATAGACCAGGGGTTTTTGTAGCCCAGTCTGTTACTGGTGGCCTGCCACAGCCCATCGCCAGTCACGCTGTAGGTTATTTGTTCGGTACTACGCCGGCCGATGAATACTATGGTACGGATAGCGAGGGTATTTATTCTGAATTTCTTCCTTACACCCCAACCCAGATAGCCTCTGCAGAAGATTACCTACAAAAGGTGGGTGGTACTCTTCCGGTAGGAAGCGTGGGCGCAATTACCAGTTACGATGCGGTAAAAGCGTTCTTTGATAATGTGGGTGTTAACGGCATCCTGTACTTTACTCGGGTAACCCCGACCCCGGAGACTGTTATCGACCTCAGCGCTAGCAGCGCTGGTAGTGGGTACAACGCATTCGCCCTTAAAGTAAATGGTCGTTATTTCGGCACCCCAATCAACGTTCTCGATCCGGACGGCGATGAGATCCGGGTGATCACCACGACCGGCATCGACACCACTGACAACGCTCGCGACCTTTATAATTACCTGTCCAGTATGGATTCGGACGGGTTCGCAGACTTCTATAAGGTTGAGCAGACCGCGACTGAGGCGACCCAGGGTAAGTTCCGCGTATTCTCACGCGACAACAGTCTGCTGCCGGAAATAGAGAGATTCGTTGCGTACAGCTTCACGGATACCGGATATGCGTCACCGCTGGACCTGGACACTGCTAGTGTCGTCAAGCTGTATACCTCGATCAAGGAGATTAATTTCCGCTGCAATAGCCGAGAGATCGAGACCGGCGAGCCTTTACTTTACATCGATGGCTCTGCTGTTAGCCTCTTTATTGCGGCAGCGAACGCCAATATCGCAGGTACCTACGATCCGGCTACTGATCAGTCTGATATCCTTAAGGCATACCTAGCTTCGCTAGGGATCGCAACGATTGCCGACGACAAGATCGTCGCCGTCAGCAAAGATTTTAGTTCCGGTGTAGGTGCTGGTGACAAATGGGCCGATGCCGATGCAGCGTATTGGCGTTACGATCTGGGTACTACGACTTTCGCGAAGCTCGTATCCGGCTCCGATGCCATCGTCCCTACCGGTACTGTAACCGTAAGTGGCGGTGTGGCCACTCGGACCGGCTACCTTCCTGACTCGGTCCAAGTGTTCTATGTCAGCGTTGCTGGTGAGAACCGGGCCATCATTGTGAACGGTGCTACACCGGACGAACTGGCCGAAGGACTCCGGGATGAATTGATTTCCATCCTAACCGAAAAGAATCTTGCTCAGTACTATACCGTCGAAGCCGTAACGACCGGATCGAATTACAGCGGCACAAGTTACGCGCCGAACAACGGTCACAAGGTTGTGGACAACCTGGTGTCCTCTCACGGCACACCGTACATCCGTCCCGACCTCTCCGATATTACCCTGACCGGTACGGTCGCTATTAGCGCTGGTACGGTTACAGGTACAGGTACCCTGTTCACCCAAGAACTCGGTGCAGGCGATGTGATTGTTGTGAACGGTACTCGGTTCACCGTCACCGTTGTGACCAGTGATACCGCCGCCACTGTGACTCCGAATACGGTGACCGTAAGTGCTGGTGCGACCGCGCGAGTCGAAAAGTCTTATGCGAACGGTTTCGAATCATTCGACTACGTCCTTAAGGTGCGGATTACCGCGAAAAACGGACTCGTAAGTCCAGTACTGCCCGGTACGAATCGCCAAGGTCTCACAGACAGTAACGTTGTGAAGCTTACATCTATCCTTGAAGATGTGGGCTATGAGGGTTACAAAACTACCTCGGCTGCCAAGGCACAAGACTTTGTCTACGCCATCGAAAAGGGTATGGGCAGTGAGTACTACGCACCTGGTTTCCTAATGGCACCGGAGGCGTATGCGACGCTATCGTACAGCGCGGGCTCTGATCTTGCCTCGCGTAGCGAAGCCATCACCGAACGCCTCAAAGTAACGCAAACTCTTGTTGCGGCAGCCGAGGGAAGATTCGGGGTGACCGAAGGCATCAGCAACACCCAGCACGTCGCCCTGATCGATTGTGGTGGCGACATTGAGAACCTGTCCCAGGCACAAGACGAACTCGATGCCGTCAAACGGACCGTGGGTTCGTTCTACGGCCACGCCGCCTTCTATGCCCCCTACCTTAAGAACCTGAGTGACCGTTTCGTCCCGGCCAGCGGATTCGTTGCCGGCGCAGCCTGTGGACGGTTTATTAACGAGGGATTCCAGCAACCCCCTGCTGGCGTCCGTTATCCGCTACGTGGCGTGGTTGATGTCAAGTTCCGGATTACGGCACAACAGCAAGAGGTAACCTACGCGCTCGGACTCAACCCGATCCGCTCGCTCCCCAACCGTGGCATCGTTGTCTGGGGTGCGCGTACGCTGTCCAGCAACCCGCTGTTCCGTTTCGTCAACACCCGCGTCATCCTCAACGTCCTCGTTGATGTGATGAACCGTAGTTTCGACGATATTCTGTTCGAATCGATCGATTCGGCCGGTACCGTGTACAGTCGGGTTAAGTCGATTGTACAGTCGGGTTAAGTCGATTGCAAACCAGATCTTGAATCAGTTCTATCGGCAAGGGGCTTTGTTTGGTAATCGCCCCGAGCAAGCGTATCTTGTGGTGTGTGGCGACTCGAATAATAGTGCTACCCTCCTTGAGCGGGGTACGGTACGGATGGATGCGTACGTGGCGACTTCGCCCACCCTGGAGCGTCTCGCGATCACCATCGTCCGCACCCCTGTGGGACAAGTATCCCTCCTGAGCGACTCGTTCAGCCGCAATGAGGAACGGTTCACCGCCTTCCTTGATGCCACCAATCTTAACGTTTGACGTTGAAAGATAGATATGGCAAGAAGACTTCGTGCAGAGATTAAGCCCGGACCGACTATGGACCCGGTTCTTAATGCCGATACTCCACTGACCGAGCAACAACCGAAACGCACGGTATACATCGAACTGTTTCGTTCAGGCCCACAGATTAGTTCTAGCGGCCAGAAGATGGTATTTGCGGATGAGGACTTGGATCAAGTGGTGAGTGGGTATAATCCCACCACTCACGAGGCCCCCCTCATCATCGGCCATGATCAGGATGACGGTACCCCAGCCCTTGGCTGGGTGCGCGAAGTTTGGCGAAAGGGTAAATCGCTTTGGGGGAAAGTCGAACTGACCCCTAAGGCGGAACGCCTTATCCGTGACGGCGTCTTTAAGAAGGTAAGTAGCTCGTTTTATTTACCTGACGCTGACACGAATCCGACACCGGGTCAACTGGCCCTGCGCCACCTTGGTCTGGTGTCAATCCCTGCGGTCAAAGGTCTCACGGCCTTTGCCGAAACTCACCCCGAAGGCTCGATCACAATTACTCCAAGGGAGTCTTCTATTTCATTTCAAGAAACTTTACCTACTATGGCTAAAAGAAAAACCGAAGCCCCCGCTCAAGAGACGAAAGTTGTCGATCACGCCGACGGTCGGGGTATGACTATTAATGTGAACATTAATGGTGTCAAGGGCGTGGACGAGGAAGGACAAGCTATCGAGGAGACTGGTTCGCCCGCCCCCTATGACATGGAGTACGGTGATCCGGAATCCATGAATCCGATGCCCGGTCAGGCCCCTCTGGAGCCGGATATGCAAGTTTCCTCCATGGTTGAGGGTCCGGATGGCGAAGAGATGGGCGATGAGGATGGTGGCGAGGGCGCACCTGTTGATGAGGATGGCGCCGGCCCAGACGGTATGGAGGGAGAGGATAGCGCTCCCGCCGA